AAGGATTGTTAAGAGTAAGTTCAAAGTTCAAAAGGTCATCACCACGGAAGCCAAGAGTGTAAAGATGGATAATGCCAATCTTTGTAAGTTCTGCGATAATAACACGCTGCAATCTTTGAATAGTTCTAGAAAAACGAATATCTTTCTGTGCCAATGTTGTCTTATCTTCTGTGGCACCCTCGCCCATAGCCAAATAAGCCTGTGGGATCTTGAGCGCAGAGAACAATTTATCACGAAGATACTTGATATCGTCAATGGCAGTAATGTTTTGTGCTCCTGCAAGTGACTGAATGTCAGTAACAGAGCCAGCACGGACAGGAATAAAATAATCTTCTTCAATAGACATAGGGTTATAGCGAAGATCAATCTGACCTGTATTTGGATCAACAACAGAATGACGCTTCAACTGCGTGACAATCTTCTCCATGTACTGCTCAACATCCTGTGGAGGAATGGCACCAACATCAATCTTGAATACACGACGCTCGGAAGAACGAACAACACGATAAGCCATCATAGAGTCTTCCATAAGAGTCAACTGACGCCAAATACGACGAGCAGGCTCTAAAATAGAGGAGCCATATGGAATATGCTTGTCGTTTCCTAAAATGCGGAAATGACAAACCTGCCAGTTTTCAAAAGTCATACCAGCAGAGTTCCACTGATACTGAACATAGTTTGGGTTTGTGGAATCCTTGCCCTCTAATCTTTCAATCTCTTGCGGAGGAAGAGCAATAACAGACTTCACGCCGTACTTATCATCAATATCTAAATACAAAAAGAAGTCTCCATACTTACACATTGTGCGAGACCAACCAAAAAGATTGTATTTAAGGTTGAGAACCTGATCAAAAAGAATGTTTAGTACTGCTCTGATCTCTTCGTTGCTGCATTTAATGTTGAGCATAGGACGAAGTTCAGAGTAAGTTGTCATCTCATCTGCATAAATGTCTAATGTGGAGGCAATCTCTGGTGTATATTCCATCTGATCAAAGTCAACATAACGCTCTGTGCGTCGCTGATTAGCAACCGCGTCTGTAGCAACAACATCAAGAGGATTATAAACAGACTTTTTAAACTGTTGTCCAGAAGCGGACTTAAAGCGAGAACCAAACTTATCCAAATGCTGGCGACGAATACGACGACCAGACTGTGAACGATAGTTGATGATTGGTCCGGAGAACAACCTTGTAAGGGCTTTAAATAAATCCGATTGTGGATTTGCTGGGTTTCTTGCATTTCTTGCCATTTATTGTCTCACTTTATAATCCAACCAAATTGCTCATATGTTTTTTGTGCTTCGGTCTTTTGTTGCATAATGCTATCTTTTTTATAGCCATGCTGTCCTTTAATCTGCGTATTCATAGTAGTCTTTGATGTTATGATAGCATTTGAAAAAGCCATTTGGTAATTTAGTTCTCTTGCATTTGCTTGAAGTGCAGTATCGCGAACCCAACAACAAATAGCAAGAGCCATGATTAAATCATCATGATAGCCTTTCATGGCTTGTGGTTTACCATGGCTCCAAATAAATGTTTTGAACTCACTAACTACACGGGTAGAATATATCTTAATTAGTTTATTTCTTATAAACTCCTCTAATTTAGCAATGATAAGTGGTCTTGTCTTCATGCTAGTAGAGAAGCCCGGTACAGCAGAGTTATGAACTTCGGCTTGATGCTGTTCAATGTACTCGTGCGTGGACTTAATTGAATAATACAGATTAGGATAGTTATATTCTATCAGTTTATCCAGAACTGTGTAGCCAATATTATTATTTTCTACAACTAACATGCAGTTTCCAAACTCTCGACCAACTTGATTTAGCATTTGTGCAAACATGTCCGGCGTTGGCTTGCCTTGGTATTCTGCAATGATTTCAAGAGTTTCTAGTTTTAGTATGTGAAATGTAGAATAATCTTCACCATCGCCACGGGCAACATCTGCTACCATCAAATAGTTACAAGATGGATCAAATTCCTGCCACATCCAAATGTTTCTATCAAAGCCGGTTCGGTACTTTGGTTCGCAAACATTTGTGAGTAGCCACTCCATGTCCTCTGAATCAATAACAGTATCACCAGAAGTATTGAAGTTACATTCTAACTCCTGTGCGATTTGTCTGCGAGACATGTTTTTAGTTTCTTTACGATACCACTCTTGATCTCTATCGGGATGAACATCCCATGGCAAAACTGTTAGATTAAAATTGTTTGCCTTTGCCTCTGCGTCAGTACAAGTTTTATGAAACCAGTTACCAACACCATTAGGAGTAGATAAAGCAATACAACGACCACCAGTAGACAGAGTAGGATACAAACCAGTCCAAAGTTCTTCTAGTCCTTCGATGTGTGCTGCCTCATCAAGGACCAACAAGGACAACGCCTCTGAACGACCAGCGTCACCAGAAGTAGAAGCAGCCTTGATAGAGGAGCCGTTAGATAACTCAAAGGATGTGCGGTTATCGATATTGATGTTTGCGATACGGATCCATTCGGGAAGATTCTTCATAATCTTCTTGACCTTGTTTACCAAGTTTCCTGCTGTCGCAAACTTTGTTGCCATAACAAGAACAGCCTTATCCCTATGAAACAACATAAGCCAGACAATGTATCCAGCTGTAATTGTTGAGATGCCCAACTGTCTTGCTTTCAGGATGACATTAAAGCGATAATCATTAAAGTCTTTTAGTAAAACATCCTGAAAAGGGTATGTATTAAAAAGGATTAGTCCGTGTAAAGGATGTGAAATTCTGGCGTAAGTCTTCAAAAAATAAACGGGGTCTTTACCGCATTTAAGTATTTCTTGAACTCTTTGCTTTTTGTCTAACTTGAACGCCATTCATTTCTATTGGTTACGCGGCTTCTCTAATTGTCCTGGGACATCTTGCTTTAATTGCTCTAATTGCTTTTTAAGTAAATCAATCTTATCTTCAAGATTCATTACCTCAACTTGCTTAGCAAAATACTGGTTTGTGCTTCTAATGTCCATTAAGTCCTCATCAGGGGTAGCGGAATAGCCAACACCACGCTCCATGTTCTCCATGCCTTGCGTAGCATCATCAATAGCATCACTCAATCTTTCAAGTTTTGCTTCAATGCCTTTGATGTGATCTTCTTTAGACTCGGAAACAAAAGTATTCCAGTTTTCCATTAAGATTTTCATTTCAAGATTCCTTCTTGCGTGTATCGTTCTCTGGTCGCTTACCGCCATCACCAGTCCATCCGCCCTGACTAACAAAGTCACGCCACCTGTCTTCTGCCTGTGGCTTGGAACCAGTCTCGTTGTTCATCTCTTCGTCAAGCCCGCCAACTCTAAAATGCAATTTAGCGTTAACAAAAGAACGAACACGAGAAGAGTTCTGAACAAGAACATCAATCTCACCCTCTTTTGTAAGAGTGACTGTATTGCCTGTAATACGCTTATATTCTTTCTTCAACCATTTAGAAATGTCCATCATACGCTGCTCTGTATCAGACTCAAAACCAGAAGCATAAACTTCCTTTAACTGAACATCAGACTGATAAGTAAGACACATCATGTTGCCGTAGAACTTAACACCAAAGCCATCCATAACACGCTGATCAAGAATAGGATCACCGTCCTCACGCTTCAAGCCAATCTTTACTGGTTCGCCGTTCTCATCCAAAGCACCATCGTAGCTGTTGGCTGCTGCTTGGGATAGACCCTGAACTATTTCATAAATTGTTGCCATTTTAATAATCCTCTCCAGGCTTTGCTACCTGCATAATCTTAACTAGAGCCTTGAAAGATGTGTATGGTCCTCTGGTGTTTCTGTATTCACTCTCGGGATCATCGATTTTTTCAATAGAGTGGCTACGGCGATCATCAGAAATTTCTATTTCTAAAAAATCCCCAACTTTAATTTCATCATCTTCATGTAAACGCTCATTAACATAGTTTTCCACTTCTTCTTTGATGATGGCTTTAAGATTTTCTTTTGTAATGTTCATTTTGGTGTTCCTTATCTAGACATCTTGCGTAAAGCAGCTTCAATGTCGTCAAGCTCCTCTTTACGACCACGACCCATTGGGTCCTTCTCGCTACGCAATTTAGCAATAAGAGCCTTTAAGTCTTCCATGTTTTCAACTTTTTCATCAAAATCAATCGCAGACGCAACAGCTTTTCTGGCTTTCTCATAGCCAAGATCTTTCATAAGTCCACCAATAGATTCATTCATTGGCTCATCATCATCTTTACCATAGCCCATCTCTTTGAAAAGATCAATTAGATCCTCCTCAGACGGGCGGCCTTCAAACTCTTCTGCGGCAGCGTATACAAGATCCATAACCAAGTCGGCTTTATCACCGAACTCTTTTTCAAGATAATCAAAAGCCATCATCTCATCCTCTTCGGTAAGAGCCTGGATCTCTTCTTTAATAATCTGCTTAAGTTGTGCTGTTGTAATTTTCATTATATTTATCCTTTAAATGAGCTATCCTGCGCA